ACCAAACGTTTTAGAACTAGATGTACATCACACATGTTTTGTCCACCCATTGCCCAGCCGTTGAATGGCCGATCCATCTTGTCACTACAAAAGCCTTTCATTTTGTCATACCAATGATCTGCTTCCTGGTGATTTGATCCTTGCAGCACGTTTAACACCTTTAGATCGCCGCCGCGATTTGCCATCCAAAATTCGTTGTTAAAGTGTGTAGCTGTTACTGCATCATCATAACTATGAATCCCGCACAGTGCACTTGCTTTTTTATCTAAGTAAGTCCATGTTGGAATATCCATAGTCATGCCGTGTGTAGCAATTCCGTGTTGCCATGCAATAACTTGTTCACGTTTCTTCTCTGCATTTTTGTCTTTGGGATTAGCCCATTCACCGGGCCACACACCTTTGGCAATCTGAAACCCGCCACTGTCGGCTAGCATGATAGTGTCTGCTTCCCTATTACGAACCATGTCTTCTTTTGGTACATGCTTTGTTAGGTCCATGTCAGCATGCCCGGCGCTATACAAACTATACTTGTATGGAAAAAGCCCTTCTTTGCTGTTAAGCCAGTTTAAGCTTTCCATGTTAGGTATACCTTTGGGCAATCGATCCCCAATTATGCTTTTTGATTCATCTGGGTATCGTTCTTTGCCAATATATCCAGCATAAAAACTGCTAATAGCAGGCAAAAATATTGCATAATCATTTTGTTTTTGTGTTAGGTTATCTTGTTTTAGCATTTTTAGCCTTCGAGTCTATAGCATCCGGGACCAATTAATGTCCATTGACAATGATCGTTTATTATAGCATCCACAGTAACATACTGTTGATCCTCAGTAACTATTCCCCATTCGGGAAAAATATGAAAATTATGATCCTCAAGGTGCTTTAGTTTAGTAACACCCATTGGGCCATAATGTATACAGATGTTCCAAGCCGCACCAACTATAATCCAATTGTTTGTTTTATGTTGGTGCGACAAGAACTCACTAGTACTATTTAGATAGATAGTATCATTGTCAAACGTTTCTTCGATTATTGTATCTATTGGATCAGAGTCAGTCTTTCCGCAGCAGATTTTACTTACAATAGTCAAATTGTTTAATTCTTCAACAGCTCGTTTATAAAACTGCCTTGTTGCAGTTTCGTTGCGCATTCCGTCTACTTTGGAATTCGATGCCCAACAATCAATGAATACTACTCCCCAGTTCATTACTTGCTTTGTGCTGGTAAAATATAGTTGTACACTGCAATGCCGCTGTCAACTGTAATTTTAGCAGCACCGTGATCTGAAATACGCACAGTTTTATCGCCAGTTAGATTCATAATTGAAATAAATTGCGCAACTGGCCAACTCCATGACCGTGTTAACGTACCTTCTACGTCATGTTGAAACACAAAATCACCAGCGTGTGTGCTATGATCGCCGAACAAGAACTTCAAGTGTCCATCTTCAGTTTTAGTCTGGAACGTCATCTCTTCAGCGTTTGCTTGTGCTTGCATTTTCAATCGCATGATGCTAGCTGTTGATGGCTCGAATTCAACTGACCACGGAACATCTTTCATTTTAGCATTTTTAAGTTTTTCATTAACGATCTCACTTACCATAAAGCGATAATCGTTCTTAAAGTCACCTGCTGCATTTTTAAAATGCAATCCAACTGCTGCTGCTTCGCCATTGCGCTCTTGACGAGTTACAGTAATATCTGCGCCTTCTTTGTATTCTGCAATGTTTAGTAGAATTTTCAACTTTGCTAAGTTGGGCATACCAAATGTGCCCATAAACTCAGCAACTGGCGTGTGAAACTTTGCATCTAGCACAACACTTTTGTCTTCTGCTAAGCCAGTAATAGCTGTTTCAGTATCGCTGCCTGTAATTTTAATAAGCTGGATACAGCCCAAATCATGGCTATGTTCAACCAAGTCAAGTAGATAGTCTCTCATTTATTTTCTCCGGTATGTTGTATTAAGTGTTTAATTTTGCCCAAAGTTTGTCCGCCTTTGATGCTACTTCTAGTTCCAGGTTTTTGTATTTCCAACCAGCTTACATTCTTTTCCATATCAAAGCTTGCTATTATGTCAAATCCACAGTGGGCACATGCTGATTTTACTAAGTGCCCTGGAGTATAAGTATAGTATGAATTTCTAAAACTGTCAATACCAACTGGGTAATCGCAGTTGTTATAGGTAAAAACAGCCACACCCCCGGGCTGTAAAATAGAAAAGATACTAGATAGATATTTCTCGATGAGTCTTAAAGGGCGGAAATTAAAGTAATCTACTGCAACAACTAATCCAAGTTGCCCAGCAGGGAATTCTTGCAATACATTATCTTTTGTTTCGTCGACAGTATAGTAACGTAAACGCTGTTGGTAGTCCCTTGTCCATAGTTTTTTAACTTCTCTAAACATGTCTTGGTGGTCATCGACTAGATACAAAGGGTCACAACTTACTAGAAAATCAGTAATATCACCTAGCCTAGGACCAAGTTGCAATGCAGAATATTTCCAATTAACATGCTTACTAATACGCCCTACAAAGAAATCTCGAGTACCTTGATCACCTAATAGATTTTTAAAATACTCTCGGTCAAATTTATAACCAGCATCGTCATTTAGGCCTTCTTGATAAATCTTTTCACTTTGATCAGTTAAGCACGGAACTTCTATCACAGCGAGCTCTTGATTCAAGAACGATCTAAACTCAGAAATATCTTGATGTATCTCATCTAATTCTCTAATTATATTTTTGTGTCGTTCTAGTATGCTGCGTTTAAGGTTGTTAGCATCAATGTCATATGTATTTAGATCGTTATTAATACGCTGTAACAATTTTTCAATTGTGTGCCTTGATTCTTGATAATCAAGATCAGATAACAATTTTTTATACTGCACTAATTCAACTAAATCCATTATTCAAACTCAAACAAACTATTGAACGTGTTACTAGTGTCAGTGTCTTGCTTTAGATTCCAATCTAGTACACTAAGCAAATTGTCAATTTTCTTATCAACAACGGCCGCTTCCATTTCAGCATCATCAAACGGCAACTCTTTAAACCAAGCTGGAATATGCAGCTCGTCTGTTGGATACCCAATGCTAGTCCAATTAAGCGGATTGGCTTTCAACTTGCAAACAATAGTTTTCATACCGTCGATGATACTTTGTGAATAGTTGTCACCATTCATTTTTTTCATCTGGTTCCAGTTCATTGCTGCTCTAACATGTCCTGGCATGTTTGCACGACCTAAACGCTTTTCTTCTGCTGCATACTTGGTCAAGTTGTTAACACGTTTGGGCGCACCCTTTTCCCATGCAGGACGTTCTTTAAAGTCATACTTAAAACTTTTGATCATCTCGACAATCTCAGTGCGCTCGGCACCTCCGAGTACGCTGGTTAACAATGTTAGCAAGAACTTTTGAATTACAACTGGCGTGTCGCTGCGTTTCAAATCTAATCCCATTGCTTTGATTTTGCCTTGTTTGCCTTCTACATCAAGACGTTTGCCCTCATCATCATAGATGTTGATTGCATAACGTTTCTTTGTAATGAATAGCCCACGATCAGCAACACTCTCACGACCGCCTTTGATAATTGCACCATTTTCTCGTGGCACGTGAAATGCTTGTTCCATAAATCCTGGCCAGCTTTCATTTAGCTGATCACTAATAGCATCATAGAGTTGGATACAAGTTTCTTTGTTCCATTCCATTCTGCCGGCTTCGACATCTTTCTTGATCACTGGCCATGCGCTAAAGTACACACTGTCAGTATCACCATAGATAACACTTTGTCCAGTATGATCGTATTTGCCCGTGATGCATTCGTTTACAAAACTGTCCATGTGATGTGCAATAGCCCTACCAGTTAGTGTAGTGCTTTGTCCAATACGTTTGTCAAAGAATCGACATCCTGGATTGAGAATAGCACCATACAGACTATTTAGATTAATTTTCTTCACCAACTGACGTTTATCTAAAAACTCACGCTCCTCAGGATCAGTTGATGCACGAAGTTTTGCTTGAATCTCCTGGCGTTCTCTATACCAACGTGCTAGCAACCCGGGCACAACGCCTTCTTTTTCATATGAAAAGATAGTACCGTTTGCACTTAATATCCAAGGTTGATTACTGTCAAATATAATCTTCCAAACCTCGGCTGCGCTGTGCACACTTTCTTCGCCATTTTCCCAATCGATTGTAATTTCGCTGCCGATTTCTTTGTTCATAACCGAAGTGTATTCTAACGAGCCAAACAGTCCTTCCCAGGCCATAGCAAAACTACTTTTTTTGTCAATTTTGTTCTGGATATAGCGTTCAGTCATATTTGGACGTAACTGCCCAATGATTGTTTCATTGCCCATATTCAGTGCACGAATAGCACTAGGATACAAACTGTTAATGTCGATAGCACCAATCCATTCGTGGATACCCTTTTTAGGATAAGCAACATATGCACCTGCTGCCGCAGTATCTTCACTTGAGTCTCGCTCACGACGATTGGGAACAACTAAGCCTTGCTCGTGTGCTTCGTTGATAATTGCTTGCTCAGTAACAGCAACCGCACCCATTGTGGTTTGTAGCAGCACTGTGTTTGCGTGTGCTAGTTCATTTGCAAGTGCAAGAAAGCGTAGTTTTTTATCCAACTTGTCCAACAGCAATGTATCTTGCCTGTTGTATTCGATAAAAGTTTTAAAGTTCTGGTTGTACAAGTGATCCAGTGTGCCTTCGTATGCAGTTTTACGTTCGCCTAGCTCGTGTTCACCAATTGCATCCAAACTATAGCTGTGCCGCTCTTCGTATGTGTACTTTCGATACAATTGCATATAGTCCATGTGCACTCTGCCGATGAGATCAAACGTAACATTCTCTGCACCAAACCGTTCAAACATGCGTTTCTTAGGAAGTTGTCCCCACAAACAAAAACGTCTTGTGTCATCCTTGCTGAGTATACGATTTACTCGATTAACAGTGTACGGAATATCATAACCTTCGCTGTTCCATCCACTAAGCACATCTGCATCTTCAATGAGATCAAGAAACACTTTCAGCATTTCTTCTTCTTGTTCAAACAACATAGTGTTTTCAAACTCGTTGCATATTTCCTGTGCAGTTTCCCAACTCATGCCTTTTGGTGGAATAACCAGCGTAACTAGTTGTTCCATCCATTGTAAGTATACAGAGATAGCAGTAATTGCATTAAACGGATCATTTGTCGGACTATAACCACGCTCTGGATCAAAGTCAACTTCAATATCGAAAAATGCAGCTTGCAGTGTGGGCGCAGCTTGATCTTTGTAGTTCTCTTCAAAACAGCGAAACACTGGATTGATATCACTTTCAAAGATGTTTTTACCCGAATGCATGCGTAGTTCCTTGCGGAACTCTTTGTTGTTACGGGTACCTACTCTACTCACAGGACTGCCGTAAATGCTTTTGTGTTTACCTCGTGGATCCTCATAATAGAACACATAGTTAGCCGGATACTCTTTGTATATCCGCTGGCCTTCTACCCGCTCCACTACATGAATGCGATCTTTTTCTCTGTCGAACAGAGCGTCAACATAACTCATGATGATTCCATTATAATATAAGTTAAGTTAAAGTGTGCGGCCTGCTGTTGTTAGAATTTCTTCAAGAAGTTCTTGATCTTCTTTTTCAGCAGCATAGCTGGCTTTGTGTGCAATGCGAATTGCTTTTTTCAAGACACTGGGCTTGATTTGCAGTTCTTCACCAATGGCTTTGATGGTGTCTGACAGTCCTGCATTGAGTGCTTCAACTTCACTCATAACTTGCATGCCTTCATTGATAATCTGTGTTAGTTTAGTTTTAGAATTGCTGTCAAAATTCATAGTATGATCCTTATGTTTATTTGTTTATTGTATTACAGTTGTTGCAGATTGTCAATAGAATAGTTTGCCTACTCGTAAATTAGATTATGGCACTTCAAAACACTAAGGGTAGCGATATCTTTAATGTTCAGGGCAGGTCCCGCCGGCAGCCATTAGAATGCGGTCCTAAGGCTACACAACTACTTATATAGGAGTTTTAAGGATGAATTATTTTAGTTAAGTTCCACACGAGTCATGTCTGCGGCCATGTCGCCCATTGCAAGACTAATTCTTCCATTGCGATTGTATAGAAAGAACTTCCCGTTGCCTTCATCAGGGCGCATTGTAATTTTACCTATTTTGGCTTTGCCAACAATGTTCTTAGCAGTAACAGTAAATGTACGCTTGTTGTCTTTGCTAATAGCTGAATCATAGCTAATTGTAAGTTTGTCGCCTCGGTTAACACTATCCCACATGTCTTGTGACATAGCGCCTTCGTTAATACCTTTGTCGTTAGCAAAGTCTTTCTTAGCAGATTTTGCTAAAGACTTGGCAAGATTTTTAGTCTTAATAGTATTGCCAAATCGGTCTTTCTTTTCGCCTTTGTAATCTTGCCATCCAGAATCGTACTGTACATCGCTTTCTGCTTCGCTAACACCTTCTTTTTCCAGCATTTTCTTG